AGGAAACAGGTAAGAAGCAAATTCTGACTTGGTGTGTCTTGGAGGCATATTAACAATTAATCGCTTTAACTTTCCAGCAGCTATTTCTTCAAACTTTTTAGCCATTATATTGTGATGATATCCATCAATAAACTCGGGCCACACCTTTTTAACAAAATGCATATAACTATCTTGAGCTGCATTGTTGTCATCATGCATGGCAATAGCCAACATTAGCCTTAATTCTTCATCCGAATACTTTTGAAATTTATTATTATTGGTTTCCATTGGGACTCCTAAACACTTTTACACTACAAAAAGGGGTATACCCTAGAAAAATCGTTTTCATATGAAAAATTCATGGCTGAATATTTAAAACTCGATCGTAATCTCTCTCCTGGATTCCTGTCTAAAATTTTAAGGGGGTCATAATCGGCGGAAAACCGCCATTTTTCTCATATTCTCTAAGTACCTAGCCATTATTCGTGGTTTGTGGCTAATTTCTGGGGTTTTTTGGGATCTGTTACGATAATTAAAGTTATTGATCCTTATAATTGGCTGATTTCTGGGCTTTTCATGGTTCGTGAACCATGAACCGAGATGAAATAACTACATATAGTAGGCCAATTATTCGCTATTGATGGTTCATTTAAGCCATTTATGGCTAATTCCTTCGAATACCTTCCCTCAAACAAATATACCTTGTTTGGGGGAAGGTTATTCGCATATTTCGAAGAATGAACAATAATATAATTTGATTTACTTTCATTCCATAGTTTTAAATTAGTGGATATTTGAAAAGGGGAAAGATTAATTTTATTTCCTTTTGCAATTTTAGTTTCAATAAAAATAGTATCCATATTTGCCCCAACACCTATTAGATCTGGAAAGCCGTTCAATGTTGTTGTTTCAATTCTATAAAAAGAATAAAAGGTTATATTTTTTCTAATTAATTTAATAAAGTTTTTCTCTAACATTTGGCCCAGTTTTTAGCTTATTAATTTTAAAGTATTGGGATACTATTTTTTTTCTTCTTCTTCTTTTATTGGTTCATGTTCAATTATGTTTTCTTCCCCAACAATATTAATATTTTTTTTCTGTAATTCTGATAATTGTTTTATTAATTCTTCTCTAGGCAAATTTTCAATAGCACTCTCTAGACGAATTGTTGGATCATATAAGCCCCCAACCTTCCCTCTTAATTGTTCAGCATTAATAGAAGCTGAAAAATGTTTTTCTTCTTCGGCTTTTCTTCCAAGTTCATCAAGTCTTGATAGATGTTTATCCATATTAACGGAATATTTATCTTGCATTTCTTTTTTCATATCTTGAATTGCTTCTGCAACTAATGGATATTTATTTGGCTGTTGTAACTCATAAGCCATTTTTTTAGATACTGCTTCAGAATACCCAGATTTTCTTGCTGATTCTGTGGCAGATTGAAGACCTAACAAAGTTTTTGTAGCAAATTCATAAACAAATCTTAATTGTTTGGGTGTTAATTTTTTTGATCTTCTTCCATCTATTATTTGTTTTTTCATAACAGTATTATTTTAATTTAATTATCATTTTTGTTTTTTGGTTTAAAGAAAAAAATTCAAGTATTGAGCCAAAGTAAAAAAATATATTACACTACTAGTGTAATATATTACACTACTAAAAATTGACTAGTGTAATACCTCTAGACCTTATGAGACAACAAAAACAAGCAAACTATTACACCTACTACAGAACTTTTTTAAATAAAAAAAAATTTTTTTTCGAATACCCCTAATAAGTGTAATAGTGTAATAAATTTTGTTAAGGTCATCCATGAGCTGCGGAAGGCCATTTTAAATTTTTTGTTTTTATTATGAATAGAAAACATCAAAAAGGTTTTATTAATCACTTAAAGGCCATTCAATGGCTAACTAAAAAAGGTTATTTTATTTTTGATAATATTTCTGGTTTGGGGTGTTGTGATGTTATTGCATTGAACACGGAAGGCGAAACATTACTAATAGATATTAAAACAGTAACAAGAAGAAAGGATAAATCAATGATTAATCGAGTTCCAACAAAACAACAAAACAAAATGAAAGTTAATCTTTTAATGGTGGATGAAAAAGGGAATTGTAAATTTATTAAATGTAAAAAATCATAAGGTATAAACATAAGGCCAACACCTTAAAACCTCACTCATGGTCAAATATGAGCTTTTTTTGAAAGCCAAAACATTAAAAAAGGGGCTAAAAAGCCCCTTTCATAAAAAAAGATTAAATAAAAGATATTCTATATTTTTTTTATTTTTGTTTCTGTTTCGTGTTGCTGTGAGTCTCTTATATTATCTTCCTTAAAAGCAATCTCAAGAGCTTCTTCCTTATTTCTTCCTTCAACAGCATTAAAATAATCGGTTTGAAGATAAGTTTGCTCAATTTCATAATTAAACAATAAATCAGATTTTTCTAAATACTCGATATGAGTTCCAGAACCTTCCTCAACTAATGCAAATTGAATAGAATTATTATAATCTTCAAAATGTCTGTTGGGCTTGTCTAATTTAACCCAGATACATTTCCCCTCATTATCAATAATATCAATAGTACCTTTTAAATCTGAAATATTATCTTCAAAATTTGTTACCATTGCAAAAGAATTTTTTCCAAATTGAACTCTATCCCCTTCCTTTAGTTTATTTATATCAATCATTTTATTTCTTCCTTTCTTTTATAAATATTCATTAAACCCATAATTATAAAAACCGTTTTCAGATACAAATTTTTTAAATATGTATTTTTTTAACAAGTCTTCATTTATCCTTTTTCTATGATAAGCTTTAAACATGGTTAAAACCCTATTTTTAACATATCTAGGAATAGGCGGATAAAAATTAGAAACTAAATGAAGATTTAACATAAAAATTTTATTCTTTTTCATTTTATTTCTTCCTTTCCAAGACATTCAACAAAAGCTAAATTTTTAATTGCTTCTTCCCCAGAATTTTTAATTCTTTCTTTTAACTTTTTATTTTCTTCTTTTAGTTTTATATTTTCTTCAACAAAATCAATATTTACAAAACTTAAAGTTTTATTAAAAGCCCTAACCATGTAAGCAAGTGGCATTTGTAAAAGGGGAATATAATCTTTTTTTGAACCAGAATAATACTCATTCAATAGTTTACCCTCTTCATGCCAATTAATGTCGCATGGTTGTTTTCTTTTATCTCTTATGCTCTCAATTTCTAATAAATCTTGAACAGTAGTAATTTTATTATTTTCCATTTTCTTTCTTCCTTTCTTTATATTTTTATTTCTTCATGCTGAAATATAAAACCTAATTGTTTTAAAATTTCAATATGTCGAGGGGTAAAAGTTTTTTTATCATCAAATAATTTAACAATCAATTTAGCTCTTTCACAAATAGGATAAATTAATTCATTTCCATACTTGCTCTCTTTTTTTACAGTGAGAACAAATCGAGGATCAAATAATTTTTTTTGTCTTCTCAAATTATCTTCAAATTTATTTTTTATATCCATTTTATTTTTCCTTTCTTATTTAAAGTGTGTTTACATTTCCTAGAGTTAAATCACCTCTAGATGTTTCTGTATCTAAAACAAAACCAGAATAATCTTTTTTTGCTTTTCCTTTTGCTTTTAGCCCTACAATACAATTTGTAGGATCTAAGAACCTCAGATCTGTTTCATCCCCATTGATGACTTTATAACCTTTGTATTTTTTTGGTAAATCATCTCTAAAAACGGCGGAAATATTTCCCCCCATTTTTAAAATTTTAAATGCTTCCTTTCTGTTATCTTCATTCAATGAATAAGTTATATAATAATTACTAGGTAATTGACCATTAACATACTTTAAGGCTGTTTTAATTTTTTTGGTATAATCATAAAAAATACAATTAGAAAATAAATCATAAATTTGATGGTTATGCCAATCTATATCAGATGTTCCATTTAATCGGATACAAGGTTTAAAATTTTCTTTTTTAGTTTTAATAATAAATTTATCTATTTCCTTCATTAATTTTTCTAAAAAAGTTTTTCTTTCTTGAATATACCACCTAGTTTTATTTATTCTTCCTTCTTGCACATTGGAAAAAATTCCCATTCCACTAGTATACAAACAAGCTTTTTTACAACCATTTGAAGCCATAGGACAAACATTAAAACCAGA